CCCCTAGATGATGTATATAGGCCTACGGATAAAGAGGAGCTAACGAACATTATTACGAGGAATTATGAGCAGGTTACTGGGACGGTAGACGGTACAGCCATCGATAAGATTTGGAATAGTATTGACAAAAAAATCAGAAAAGACAATACTATAGATAAGGTGGATAATACAATTATACAACTATTACCAGGAAGCTTTTGGAATACCGAGGATGGGGATGTGACGGATACTATCCCTGAAGGGTATCGGTGTTTTCGCCGTTTATTTGATACATCGAAGGAAACCAAACATATTGTGAAATACGATGATGGCGACTTTGATGACAAAGGCCCACTCTTGAGAGAGTATATAACGGAGACATACCAGGAACTTCTGGAGACTGGTGGAGACCTAAAGGAAGATGCTGACTTCACCTTTATACAGACTGTTGCATGTAAAGACCACGAGAGATATATGGATATCATCCGCATGTTCGCTACATTCTTTATGAAGAATAAGCCTCTCGGCACATACATCTTAGAAGGGAATGGGCGCAACGGTAAGTCTGGTGTAATCGGTCTGATCCATACACTTATGGGGTCGCGCAATACCAGCAAGCTTCAGTTGTCTGAGTTGGGGAACTGGCATAAGAACCACTGTTTAATTAACACTCTGGTGAATGCTCCAGATGAGGAAAAGCCAGGGACTCTCGAGGATACAGACTTATTCCGTGTCATCGCTGACCACGGCGACATCGAGCTAGATGTGATGCACGGTCAGAAACCGATTGAGATTTCCTGCGACTTTCAGTGTGTGTCCGCATCTAACCACCTACCGAACTGGGAAGGGAACGATGCTGAGGCTTGTATCCGCCGTGCGAGAATTATCCCTTTCATGGCTGATTTATCAGGGAATGATAATAAGAATGTGAGTTTTGAGAAGGAGACCTATACCCCAGAGAGAATCTTACACTTCCTCGGTGTGGTGCTAGGGGTAGCAAAGTATTACATGACTCGTGACTTCCCAGTAAGTAAGAGTACCGAAACCATGAAAGAAATTCTCCAAGAGAACATGGTATCTTATCGCATCTTCTATACGAGTTTTGTGAGCTTCTTTGGTAAGTACCACAAGTTACGGGATGTGTATGATGATTACTCTCTCTGGTGTAAAGACCGTGGATATAAGATTAACAAATACGATGAGTTTAAAGAGGCTTTCAATGACTCTCGTGGTAAGAAAACTCGATATACTGATGATAGATACTCTATCGATAATGTATATAGAGTGAGTAGTGCACCGTTATGCTTCTATAACGAGTGGATTTGTCCGGAGGCCTCAAGTTACGGCACTATTGCACAGATGCACGAGACTGGTATCAGTATAGTGACTATATTGGAAGCGCTCAGAGAGAGGGCGTTAAATGAAGGGCTGGGTAAGTGATGGTAGGTTTAGCGGATAAAATAATCAAAGCCAATGAAGAAGAGGAAAAGCGCAATAATCCTGAGGAGCCTAAATTAGACGATATCGGGTTTCCTCTTCCTAAACCAGACACTAACCATGCATGGTGTGAGTATCTGACTGCCCGTATTCTATATCTCAATAATCGGATGTACCAACATCAAGGATTATTATGGATAGAGGATAAACTGGTTAGAGAAGACAAAAACACATATTATCGGTTGGCGAAGTACCCCAAGCAAATTACTGACCCACAGTGTCAGTATGTCTGGAGAAGGTTAAAAGAGCTGGTGCCGGTATTAGATACCGATGTAATTGCAGTTTTACCAGATTGGACATTTAATATGAGAACGGGCGAGTTCAAGAACGAAGAGGTTTGGACAACTACACCGTGGAAGGAGGAAGAATGAGAAAAATTATTATAATTGAGGAAGACGATGATGACTTCAATATAACTCATATCGATCAAGCTAAGAGAAGACAGGTTATGGATGGGTATACTTGTCCAATCTGTGGCAAGCATGTCGGCAGTATGGAGGTCCATCCATGTAATCAACCTTATTGTGGAGGTACATATGGCGAGAGAGGCTGATTTTCAGAAAACAGTTATTAAATGGCTTAGGGCTAAAGGATGTCTAGTTTTGAAATATGAACAGAACGCTACCACTAGGGCTGGGGTTAGCGATGTGTTTTTTTGTAAAGAAGGCTTCTATGGGTTTATAGAATGTAAGAAGGCAAAAAATTCACCGCTTCGCCCTGGACAGCAAGAATTCATAAATAAAGTAGACGCTTGGTCATATGGGAAAATAGTTTGGCCAGGAGATTGTTGGGAAAAAGCTAAGAAAGAACTTGACATCCTTTTACAATAGATGTACAATGATTGTATATGAATGTAAATAAATATAAGAATACACCACAGAATAAAAATAGGCCTAGTTCTCACCCGCTATATAGATGTTGGGCTAGTATTAAAAATAGGTGTTATAACCCGAATGAACCTGGTTATACAGAATATGGTGGTAGAGGTATTAAGGTATGTGATAGATGGTTAGGGAAAAATGGTTTTTGGAATTTTATAGATGATATGGGAATGCGCCCAAATGGTTGTTCAATAGATAGAGTAGACGTTAATGGAGATTACGAACCTGGTAACTGTAGGTGGGCAACACCGAAAGAACAATCGTATAATAGAAGAAACAATTTAGTTTTTGTTATAGATGGTAAAACGTATAATACGGAGGATGCGGCAAGAATACTCGGCAAGCACCCAGAGACATTGAGACTTAGAAAAAGGAAAGGTTTTTCAGACGATGATATAGTTTCTAAGGAAAATATTAAAAGGCTTCGTAAACCTGTTAGGTGTGTTGAAACTGGTGAGATATTCAACAGTATAATGGCCGCTGGCAAAGCTAAAAAAATTTCATACCAAGTTATTGCTAGTTGTTTGCATGGCAGAGGGAAAACTGCAGCAGGATTCCATTGGAAGTTTATTGAAAATCGTGATGAGGTGTATAATTATCTTAAGGAGATAGCAAAATGAAATACATTTTAATATGTACATGCGCTAGTCAGGATAAGAGGGCAAAGGCCTCATTTGAACTTCTTTTCCCGGGTGAGCCAGTACCAGAGATAATCAAAGGGAAAGACAAGATACATAAACTGGCACAGGAATTGGGTAATGAGCATATGAAGGCAATATCTAAGTTGTCTGGTAAATTTGCTTATTATGTGGAGTTAGAAGACAACAAAATAGTAAAAGAATATGATTTAAATAAGGGGAGTAGAATATCATGAGTAGGATACTATGTATAGGAGACGTGCATCTAAAACCAGTGATTTTTGATAAGGCCGATAAGGTATTGGATTCTGGTTTAGCAGATTTTGCTGTGCAGATGGGCGATATGGTTGATGATTGGGGGGAAGAATTTAGTGTTTCTCTGTATGAGAGAACCATGATGCGAGCCATTAAATTTCATAAAGACCATCCGGATACTCTATGGGTGATGGGCAACCATGACTACGGTTATCACCACCCAAATATGGGGGTAAGAGAAAGTGGACACTCGAAGTTCCAGGAAGGCACTATGGGGACATGGCTGAGAGAGATGGAGAGAAAAGGAGCAAAGCAACAGATTATTCATATGGTAGATGGGGTGATTTTTACACATGCTGGGTTAACTAGAATCTGGGCAGATAGAAGGCTAAGAAAAGTAGGGTATAGAAATGACGTGATGCCATCACGAGAAAATCTCATTCATATAGTGAACTATTCATCGCCAGAGGAACTTTGGCATGAAGATAGTCCTATTTGGGTTAGACCCCAAGAAGAGCCTTACGGTATGTGGCCGGCAAAACTACAAGTGGTCGGACACACCCCAGTAGAATCTTGTGTGGAAAGTGACGGCATATTGTCTATTGATACTTGGAGTACATATTCCAATGGAGCTCCGATAGGAGATAGAAGTTTTGCGATAGTAGATACAAAAACAGGAGAATGGGAGGTAATAGATGCAGAAGAATTATAACCCAAAGGTTAAACTATTTATGGAGTTTTTTGCTAAAGAGATGGGGGCGACATTCCATAATATAGATACCGGAGAGATTATAGGGCTAAACGATGAGGGGGAGTTAGATGTAATCGGGAAGGAAGGAGAGTAGTATGTCATATCCTTACGACAAAAGATATATAGATAAGATAAGGGAAAACGAGAGGGAATGTAAAGAGATAGAGAACGCATTCTATGTTCTGAGGCAGAAGTATGTCAAAGACCATGGGTATAGTGACTCTATAGACCTCAGCCTTAAAGAAAATTTCGAGGTTCTTGGTGAGGCTTTTGAATTTGCCTCCGACACCGTCGGCGGGATAGCGGACGGGTACCACTTCATGTGGGATGTAATAGAAGAATTGTTAACTCCGGAGAAGAAAGATGCCGATAGCAGTAGTGACATGTAATTGTGGCTCTACTGAGGAGAGAGCCAGAAGGTTCCTTGAGAGGTGCGGCTATCGTGATTGGCTGACTATACCTATCGTCAAGGGGAAAGAGAAGTCTCGGAGTAAGCTTTGGACTATACCTAGATATCCAGAAGTGGAGATGTTGGACAACTATTTAGAGAAAGCATCGAAATGGGTGGTTATCATTGGTTGGAACGAGAATGGTTGTAGGTGGTCCGACATCGCCCATAGCGCCAGTAAGTCAGAGGTAGAAGCGAGGTTAATAGTAGAGACATTCGCATGACCATTTTCGTGGCTTTACGAAAATGTTTAATTGTTGTAAAATTAAAGTAACTAATATGAAAGGAGACTTATGTCACCAAATAACACTCTGCCACCAGGGTTTTTGTCGATAGACGAAGCAGTGGCTCTTATTAAATCTGACACGAGAGAGAATCCAGTAGTAGATATGGACTATCTGGCTGCTCATAAGGTATGGCTAGACCGGAACGGCCCAGCCCATAACTTCCGTATTCCTAAAATTCGGATGCTCAAGCCAGAAGAAGTATATAGGACTAAAAGAGGCAAGTTGATTGATTATGAACATACTGGAGATGTGTATGTGCAAATCAATACTGCATTTGAGAACGAGCTTCTCAAGAAGACTATTATGGATAAGTACGCTGAGTTAGTCGGGCATGAGTACCGTGAACTTATGACACGTGGTATATCTACTGTCGCTGACGACGCCGAAGGCACTACTGCAGTGCAGCCTAGAGCGAGGACGCCTATGTCTAAGGAAGGTGACTCTATTGGCTCAGGCGAGACATTGACAACTAATGGAGACGGTTTGACCGTATAAAGGAGAACGATATGGACCCAAGACATCCAGAACTAGCAATCTCAAGGTTGAGAGAGCTGATGAAACAGTATGATAAAGTAGAGCAAGGCATGAAAGGTGCTACCACCTCTGCAGAGTTAGCACAGTTAGAGAGAGAAGGTAGTCTAGTCGTACAAGAAATCTGTCTAGTCGCTCCGAGAATTCACGAGGCGATGATGCAGACTTCTCGTCAGCGAAGACACGACCTTACCCACGGTGTACTAGACGAACCACAGGACACAGCAGTAGAATTACCTGTGGAAAAATCGGTGCATAAATGGTCTAGTGTGGAGAAGGTGGTCGAAGCGAAAGAGCATCTCGAGCAGACGATAGCAAATAGTGATGTGAACAAACCTGTGGAAAAGTCTGCTACTAAGAAGAAAACTGCAAAGAAGGCTAAAAAATAATGGAAGGAGAATTACTCGGTCAGTACGCTACTGTCAAACAGGTGGATGATGCCATTCTGAAGCGTTATCTTGAGTTGGTGGAGACTGCCAATCCAGAGGACTTGAGCAAGCTTTTAGACTCTTGGGCCAAGTATATCTCTGCTCGTAGAAACTCTGATGTGTTCGAAAAGCAAGAGACTGCCGAAGAGAGGGCCGAGCGACTTAACGCCGAGGCTATCGCTAAGGCGATGGGAGGAGAAGGATGACGGAGTATAATAATAAAGTTTATTATAATAATGGTGGGGGTGATGAAAAACTCACTCCTCCTGGAGCAGTCAGGTTGATACTTCCATACATTAAACACCTAAAAGGAAAAACAATCTGGTGCCCATTTGATAAAGAGACTAGCGAGTTTGTGAGAGTCCTTTCACAAGAAGGCTATAATGTCGTGTTCTCTCACATAGAAGATGGTCAAGATTTCTTTGAGTATGAGCCAGAACAGTGGGATGTAATAATATCTAATCCTCCATATAAAAATAAAAGGAAATTTTTTGAGCGAGCCTTATCGTTTGGAAAGCCTTTTGCATTGCTTCTTCCGGTAAATATTTTATCAGATGCTGTGATAAACCAGACAATGAAAGGCAGAGAGAAAGAGTTTCAACTCCTAATCCCTTCTCACCGAATTAGGTTTCGCAACAGAGAAGATGGGCTAGTTGGCCCACAGCCGACATTCAAAGCAGCCTACTTCGGAGTAGGAATATTTAAACAACAATTGATTTTAGCAGATTATGGGGTAGAAAAATGACAACTGATGAACTTATAGATGCAGTAATGGATTGGGGAGAAGAGAAAGGTATTGATAACGCCTATCGTCAGCTTAATAAGGTGACAGAGGAATTAGGTGAGTGGGCTCACGAGATATGTCGTGACAATTTCACTACTCCAGAGGCAAAAGACGCCTGTGGCGACGTCCTAGTGACAATTATTATTCTCGCAGACATTTGTGGCATTGACCCCATAGAGTGCCTTGAAGGGGCATACCACGAAATATCTGGACGCAAGGGACACACAAGCGAGGGGATGTTTATAAAAGATTCTTCTTCCTAGTAGGTGTGGTTAGTGCTTTTTCTACTGGCCATTTATTTGTCATTATTCTGGCATATAATGTATCTCGGTTGATACCATATTCTTCAGCCCATTCTGTGATGGTTTTCTCTTCTCCTTGGTATCTCACTGTCACAACAAAAGAATTATTGTTGTTTTGCACTTTTCTTGTTGTCCATCTGCAGTTGTCTGGAGAGTACCCTTTTTCATTGTCTATTCTATCTATTGTAAGATTCTCTTCTACGCCATTGTTTATAGCCCATAATGCAAACGAATCAAAGCTGTTTAACCATTCATCGCAGACCGTAATTCCAGCCTCCCTATAATGATGGTAGTCTTTCCTGTCGTCAGTGTAACACCTTCGCATCATCCCAAACCACGCATTGCGGAGTTTTTTGTACATTTTCTTTGGTATTACTTTCATCAGCTGGCTTTTTGTACCTATAAGCACATTTGGTCTAGCATCGTACCTTTTCCTAGATATTTCTTTTCTTCTCGCCCTTTCCGCCATTATCTTCTCGACATCTGGGCGATAATAGCTAATGCAATTTCTACCACAAAAGACATACGGCTTTGTCCGACATCCTACATTTGCTAAATCTCTTTTAACATGTGCCGGAGCCATACCGAATTCTTTTTGTATCTCTGTTGGGGTCATATACATACTTTTATTGTACCACAGTAGATTTGTATTGGCAAGTAGGAAAAACAGAAAAAAAGTATTGCTGGTAAAACAAAAGTGTGCTATAATAATGGTATGGCAGTTAAAGTCGAGAATGAATATACCGGCACAGATACATTGACCCCAGACCAGATACGGAGAGCTTTATCTGGGGATTACGAGGGGTTCAAATACTATTTTGAGAACTGCCTCCTCCTCCAAGACCGAGACACTCGTCAGTATGTTCATCCGAAGATGAATGAAGGCCAGAAGATGATGGCTAAAACCATAATGAAACTCGTAGACCGTGAAACTCGCTCTACGAGCCATAAGGAGATTATATTCCTGGGCCCTCGGCAATTCGGCAAGTCTACTCTTCTCACAGCGATTTCTAATTACATTATCGCCTATGTTCCTGGGTTCGAGAATCTCAACCTTGTGACTACTATGCATCAGGCCACTGCGGCTACCAAGTTCTTCAAGCAGAAGTTGGAGCCAATTATTACAAATGTCCCCCCTGCTATATTCCCTACTATCGAGAGAGATACGTTAGGGACGTCCACTCTTCTCAAGTATACCGATATTAAGGGAATACGCAGGGGTGGATATTATGAGATTACGTCGGCTGGGTCTAACTCGGTCCGGTCCGGTACCGTAAGTGTCTGGTTGGCTGATGAGCCTTCCGAGTACCGTAATCCAGAGGCTGTCGAGGATTCCGTGTCTGGCGCAATCTCATCTTATGGTTGGAGTCTTACAGCTTACATCGGCACCTTTTCTGATAGGCTCTCCAATTACTTCTTGAACAAGATTAAACTAGCCATAGATAATCCAGATGATATAGAATTGGTCTTTATCCCGTGGTTCTTGGTTTACGGGAGAGAAGGCGATGGTTTGGGCATGACCGAGGATAAACTCACTGAATATGATAAAGAGGTAATTATTCCAGAGATGAGAAAATGGGGGATTCCTCAAGACCAGTGGTTTGATAAGATAGGCTGGTATCATACTCGTGCCCTCCGCACTTCTAAAATGCGTTACGAGTTTCCAAGTTCTATTGAAGACATTATCAACATGACTTCTGATAGGATGGTTTTTTCTAGTGACAGCCTTAAAAAACAGGAGAGCAATATCATGGCTGGAAAGAAGTATAGGATATTAACTGATAACGCTACTGGAAAAGTAGAAGCTCAAGAAACGGATATTTCTCCACTTACTATTTTTGAGGAACCTATCTATGGCCGTCAATATCGCATAGCTATCGACCCGATTACTGCGCAGAGTGCAGAGACAGATTATTTTGCGTTCCATGTCATGGACTTATCTAAGAATGAGCAAGTGGCTGTGTTCAGAGAGAAGGGTTTACAAGATGAGGATTATGCCGACTGGGCAGTATCTGTCGGAACTATTTATAATAAAGCCCAACTATGCCCTGAGATAAATGTGGCTAACGGGTTCATAGTCTCTGTGAATGCTAGAAGATATTATCGGTGGTATTATCAGGATAAGAAAGCTCAAAAGGACAGAATCCCCGGCTTGCGCACCACGGTAAGCACTAAAGAGAGGTACATTGACGCATTGTCAGCTATGTTGGATAGAGGATCTATAATCATTCATGATGAAGAAACTATTAACGAACTACGCAACTTTGTGAAGATAGTAAAGAAAAGAACTGACGGCACAACGTTTACCAGAATGGTAGCTAAAGGGCATACGCATGATGACCTAGTCGCCGCTTTATGGATATATGCTGGGTCATTGGATTTAAGGCAAATAGAGGGGAGAAAGAGGTCTGGCTTTGCTGTTATCTAAGGATAGATTATTTTGGAGAATAGAATTTGGTGACGGGTATATCTCCAAGAAAAGATTTTTGACTATACCGTCAGCAGTCAAATATTATTATGACCATCAGAATAGGGATGGAATGCCAGCAATTAAAAGAAAGGAGGAATATGGCAGTAAACCTAGTAGGAGATTTATTGAAGTACAGTGACGAAGAGATAATAGATTATCTTGAAGGGATAATGAGCATCGTCGCTAAAAACTACAAGACTACTATAGAGACAAAACAGCCCGAAACCTTATGGGCTAGTTATGGAGATGTATCGCTTGTCTACAATACACTAAAGGCTCTTAAGCGTAGAAACAAAGAGCGTTTGGTACAACAGCAGACTATGTGATATAATATAATCATTAATTAACAAGAAAGGATACTTTATGGCAGATACGCCTGAAGCGCCCGCTGAAGCCCCGAAGGCTCCAGAGAGTGTAGAAACGCCTACAACAACTAATAACAACGAACCGGCCCCAGTCCAAACCTCGGCACCGGCTCAATCACCAGACATGCACGGATTCACTAGCGAGCAGCTAGCCGACATGAAAAAGTTCTTTGATAATAATGGTGGTTTTGATGCCATTAAATCAAAGATAAGTAATCCAGAAAAAACCGCTGGACAAGCACAAGACAATAAACCAGTGGAAGAAAATCCCACCTCACACACGCAGGAGCCACAGGTTCCTAAAACGCCCGCCGGTGCAATTACTGCTCAGGAATTCTTAGCGCAGCAGTATTTTCAGTCTTTGGCGAAAGAAGACAAATACGCTCCTATCGCTAAGGAAATACAGAACGGTGATTATTTAAAAGAGATGGCCGCCTTCGGTATCAACGTATTAAATCAGGACGGTTCTATCAACAACCAAAAGGTAAGGATGTATCTTGACCTCAAGGCACAGACTGTTCCTGCGTCTCCAACTGGAGTAGAGCCTAATGCTGGTAATGCTCCAACTGTTGACTACTATCAGGTTGAAGGCGATAAGGTTACGAAGATGGACGACGCTTATAAAATCCTACAGCAAGACATGCAATTACAGGCTGCTGGGCAAGGTCATCATCCGATGATTGCTCAGGCAGAAGAGTTTATCAAAACTGGCGGAAAGCCAGCCGAAAAAACTGAAACCAAGTAGGATTGTGGTATAATAATATAGTCCTCCTTGTAGGATAGTTGTTAAAATCCCCTATTACAATAGCAATGGGGGATTTTCTTTTTATTATGAAAAATTAGGTATAATATAAATAT